CCGTTGTAAGGTGTTCCGCATCCTGTGATGACAACTGATTGTCCTTCGGTAAATTCATGAATTCCTAGTGTTGTAAATGTAGCAACATTGTCTGACAATGAAGTCGCTTGAATTGGACTTTTGAATGTTGTAAGCATTGGCAGAATAACAGTTTCTGCTGTATCAATAATTTGGTTCAAATAAGTATCATCGTATAAAGCAGATGACACACCAAGCACAGATCTCAACTGTGAAGCCGTAATTATGGTTGGCATGTCATCTCCTTTTGTTCTCCCATTTATAGCTGCCTAGGATCGGGAGCAACCCTAGGCATGAAGTTACTTAGTTAATTAAGCAACCATGAAGCGATAAGCACCAGCTCCAACTTTGGTGGCAAGTGCGCCATATCCATAGTATGAAACCTCAATTTGACCATTTAGGGCAACATTGGTTTGCAGGCGTGTGCGTGCTGATTCATACCATGTGTATGAATCTGGATTGATTAAGCAAAGTGAATCATCAGCTGTTGGTGCTCCAACTGCCATGTTGCGAGATACTCGAAGGTTTAATCCAAGCAAGTTTCCGCCAAGTGATTGACCAGTTAGGTTTCCGCCTTGATTTTGATTGCCAATTAGGTTTTGGTAAATTGGGCGACCATTGTCAGCAAGGTTCATGATTGCACCAAATTGCTCTGGTGAAACAAGAATGTTTGTTGCTGTTCCAAGTGTGTTTTTGTAGATTGAAACAGATCCGTCTGATACGAAATCAAGAAGTCCTGCTGCATCTAATGTGCGGTTTCCGCCATCTGTTCCGCCAGCAACTAAGCCAGCAATAACTGCAACATCTGTTGCTTTGATGTAAGCGAATTCCATTTGCTTAACTAACTCGTCAAAGAATGCTGGTGATGAGCGATCTAACAACTCAACTGAGAAAGTTTGTCCGCCAGCGTATTTCTTAACATTTACAGTTAAGAATGAGTTTGTTAATCCTGTTTCGATAATTGCATCTGCTTCAGTTTCCTCTTGAACCACAGGAACAACTGTGATTTTAGGAATCTCAAATGACATGCCCGCATCAGGTAGAACGCCGCGAGATACTGAATCTACTGCTGGACGATCTGCATTTGATAATGGGTTAATGATCTCTGTCAATTGACGAGTTGGAACAAGACCAGCGTTGTTTGATGTTGTGTCATCAGCAGCACGAACATAAATCTTGCTGTCATCATTTCCTAGTGCAGCACGAACTGAGTGCTCTAAATATGTTGCTTTATTTACGATTGGTGAGCGTGGCTTTGTGTAAGCAACTGGTTGAGTTGCCATAACAGCCACAGGCTCAGACTTTGCAGCTTCTACCGCTTCGGTGGCGATAGGAGCATCTGAAGTTATATCAGACAATTTGTCCTCCTGTGTTGTTTTATCCTCAGCGGTTGCTTCGGAATTCTCTGCTGGTGTTTCGGTTGCTGCGACATCTGCAACTCTTGCGCTATCAATTGCGGGATCAGTAACTAAAGACACCTCAATTAATTTGGCTGCGCTGATTGACATAACACCATCTTTGTTTTTCCAGTCATCAACCATTACGCCAACACTAAATCCATCTCTTAAACCTTCGGCTGCTTCAAGCAAACTATCATCTCCAGCAATTGTTCCAGCAATCTTAAATGTTGCTTCTATGCCATTTTTGTCAGCTGTAATATCCATCATCTTGCCAATTGGTCGAGTGCGATCATGCTCAAGCAATAACTTGACAGGCTTTGAGAAATCGATCGAACCTTCCTCAAATACAGTTGCTCCAGCGGAAGTGTTGCCACGCTCGCCCCAAGTTACGATTGTCCCAGTTATGGTGCGCTTTCGGCTATCGGCTGCGGTTAGTGTTACTGGGAAATTAATCTTCATCGGATTAAGTCCTCCTCCTCTTGGATTTGCTCAACGCTCATTGCGCCAATGCGGTTTAGGATTTCATAAACTTGCGCACGCTCTAATGCTGAGCCACGCAAGAAATCATCAATATCAAATCGAACTTCAACGCCATTTGGAACAAATAATGAACTGGATAAAACTTGTTCGATTGGTGTAATTATATTTCTCAAACTAAAATCGATAAGGGCTTTACGCTCCATAATAGTCGTGCTGTATGTCATGCTTGTAGTTTCGGCAGATACAAATGATGCAGGAATTCCAACTGCTCTTGCAATTTCAGTTGCTAGATATTGGCGTGCTTCATTTAACTGTAATTTTTGCGGATCAAACCCTAGTGCTGTCAATTCAACATCAGCATTTAAGAATGCAGTTGCTCTTGTGTTTCTTGCAATTTTCCAACTTTCGAGAAGTTTAGAAATTCTTTCTGGAGTAAGATTTGTTCCATTTGATTTCAAGACCATTGTTGGAACTGGTTCTTTTGCATAAAGTTCTGCTGCTTTTTCTAGTTCCTGAGCTGCGCGGATTGTGCGACCGGCTCTATTTAAGACACCTTCATCGAGTCCGTTGAATACGATAATACTGCCCACGCCACTTGCTGGAATAAATAGTCCATCAATTAAATACTCAGTAATTTCAGTTTGTTGTGCGTTAGTGTTATAAGTTACGCGATCTGGTGAAACTCTTGTCCATGCACGAACGCGAGAACCATCACTTGATGCATAGGCATCCAAAACAACTCCATACGCTACGCCTCGGAATAATAAATCTTCTGCTAACCATGCATAAATTGCTGATCCTGTAGTTCTTGGATCTGGTTGCATGATAACTCTTTGTGGTCGTAAATGTTCTTTTGTAAAATGATTATAAGTTTCAATTGGTAATGAACCGATTGTTGAGCAGATTATATTTCTTGCTCTAGCAGCTGCCGGAACTGACATTGCTTGTTCTCTTGTTGCGGTTTGTGCGCCATAAAATAATCCGCCAACTGCTTGTTGCAAATTGTAAGGCGTATTGGCAGCAGCAACATCTGTTTGAATTGTTGGTGTTTGGTTTGTCAAAAATCTATCAAATAATCCCATTAGCACATAATATACCATAAATGCAATTTATCCGACTTGAATGTCAATTTCCGTTTCTACTTGTGTCGCAAAATAAGTTGCTAAAGCCGAAGCGACAGCTGCACAAACCGCCACTCGACTTGCACGCCTTCCGATGATCCATGACCCATCCCCATAGGGCAGTTTTGCAGCGGAAAGTGTTTGTTGGGTCAGTTCGTCTTGACCTCCATGCTGTAATCGATGGGAATTGATTGCGCCCAACCATCGATCACAACTTTCAGCATATATCGCCCCATCCATATCTGTAATGGGAATTCCAGCAGGAACTAGCCGGCTTGCGACAGCTTGTGCAGTCCTCTTGGAATAAGCGACAGTCTGAACATTATATTTTCTTACATAAGGAGCAATATCGTTTGCAACCGCTAAATCATTGATTGAATAATCATTTGACCAAGTATGGAGTAAAACTAAATTAAATCTTTCGCCTGATAGTTTCTGAGTTGCGACCAATGCGCCAAATTTACGATCTGGACTTAAATCTAATCCAAACCAAGTTTCTTTGTCAGGATCTAAAGGTATTGGTTCAGTCTGACACAATCCCCATTTTTGTGCATCAATCGCGCTGTTAATTGTATCTACCCACTGCGCGAGTACCTCGGTTCGGACAATATCCGGCGGATCATTAATAACTGCTTTTAAGTTATCTGGATGAATTGTTATTCCAAGTGATGGATTGGCTTGAGCAAATGCACTCCAATTAATCTCGCCTGACGGAAGCAAGATTGGAGCATCAGGTTCTGCACTCCACTCAAACCAACCAATCGGATCGTTGGTTGTAGCTGAAGCCAACGCCCTCTCACGCAATTTGTTTAGGATTACGGAATGTTGATCTCCGGCTGATGAATAAACCCAGACTTGCGGATTCTTAGCAGCCATCATGGAATATCGCATTGATGACCAAGCATCTTCATCTTTATATTCACGCAACTCATCAAGGTGGATCGTTTCAGGTTTGCTCAAACCTCTAGCTGCATTGTTAGCAGCCTTTACAACAAATCGCCTATTGCCGAATAATTCAATTTCCTCAGCACCATGTTGCCACCGAATTTTCTTTACTTCCTTTTCCAACTTTGGATGCGTTTCAATTAATCCAACAATCTGTCTAAAAGTTTCAAGTGAGGTTGTAAGTCTGTGAGCTGAGGCAAGTTGCAATCCTTCTCCCCAGACAAACATGCCGGTAAGAATGCGCAACATCATGAGTGTCGATTTTCCCTGTTGCCTAGCCATGATGAGCCCTAATTCTGAATGTGCCCAGCGACCATCCTCTCGCACTTTATGCCCATGAATGCAGACGAAGCGTTGCCATTCCATAAGGTTGATGCCTAATTCTGTTGCAAGATCAATCATGTCTTGACCTTTTGAAGGTAAATCAGTCAGTTTTGAATGAATTCGTGGAGTTTGCACACCTCCTAATCCCGAATAGGTCGGATCACTTAGGATCTCTCCCGTTTGTAAATTAATCAAAGCGATCCTTTAGGTTCGTGTCCGATTGAGGTGTTTTGTGGGTTAGAAAAGGAACGGGGGGTCGGTG